CCGTTTGTTGATGGTATCTTGGTTCAATTTTTCTGTGAAACATTTCAATATATGTGTAAGCCTTGGATTGGATATAATGAAATTAATATTGATACATCTAAATTAGATAAAGATGCTATTATATTAGATGTTAGACAAAATAAAAATAAATTAAATATTAATGTTCCACCAAGACATTCTAAATCATTAATTTTTAATGTATTAGCTGCAGTTTGGATTTGGTCATTTTATCCATTAAAAGTTGCTTCAATTTCACATACTCAAGGTTTAGCTGGTAAAATGAATAGATTACGACAAGTGTTAATTAATTCAGATGAGTATAAAGAAATATTTGAAGATATTGAATTAACAACTAATACTGGTTCTACATTAACAGATAAACGTGGAGGTGAATTATATTCTATTAACCGTAATGCAATGACTGGTTATGGTGGTGATATAATTATTAATGATGACTTAACTAATGCTGAAACAGCAAGAAAAGATAAAGAAGAGATGAATAATGCATGGTCATATTATCAAAATACAATGCCTTCTCGTATTAATGATACTAGTAAATATATTATATTAAATATCCAACAAAGATTAGCTCCTAATGATATTACTGGACATATAATGAGCGATCCTAAACTATCTGAAGAGTATGCATTTATTATATTACCAGCAATATTTACTAAAAAGACATATCTTATTTGTCCTATTACTGGAACTATTTATGAATTTCAAAAAGGTGAACCTTTATGGAAAGAAAGATTTGGAGATTATCAAGGTCTTAGATTTCAAGTAGGTGATGCAGTATTTGATACACAATATTTACAAAATCCTATTGCTTCAGATAAGACAGTAATTAAAGATGAAATGATTATTGAAAAGAATGTGTTAGAAGTTCCATCTATTGAAGAAGCTGATATGATATATGCATCACATGACTTTCCAGTTAAAGATAAAGATACTTCTGACTTCTTAGGTTCAGTATTAGCATATAGAGTTGGTTCAACATTGTATATTAAAGATTGTTTAGAAAAGAAAATGGCATTTGTTAAATCAGTTAATTATGTTAAACAATTAGATGATTTTTATCCAGGAATTATACAAGTAATAGAAGATAAAGCTAATGGATCGCCAATTTTACAACAATTACAAGATGAAGTATCTGGTATGCAAGCATTTCAACCTGGAACTCAATCTAAAATGCAAAGACTTGAAAGTGCTTCATTATATATGAACTCTAAAAATGTTATATTTGTTAAAGATAAATTTAATGACTTTACAAAAGAGTATCAATTATCTATGAACTTAGCAAATCTTAAGAAACGTCTTTTAGATTTTCCATTTGTAGAGCATGATGATATTACAGATGCTTTTTCAATGTTATTATTATATGTATTTATGGACAAAAAATATTCTGTATATGGTAGAGCATTTAACTCTGAGAATATAATTGATACTGTAGATAATAAATTATATAATACAATCTTCTTTAATAAAGAGGGTGACAATTGGAAGGTTCTGGATATAGGTGTAGAATATGGTGAACAAACAAAATTAATAGTAAATAGAGAAACTATGTTTAAAGCGTCTGTAGATGAAGGCTTACAAAAATTAAAAGAGTTTGCTCCTAATAAAAAGATATTTATTGATTGTTCTGCAACTGATGCTTTAGCTGGAATGTATCAAAAGAATTCTTCAGTTGAAAGATATATTATAGAAGATTTTGATAAATCAGTAGCTCAAACATCTTTAGCATTTAGTAAGAAATTAATACTTATAAATAATACATGCAAGCAAACACAAATAGATATTGAGTCATTTAAATTTAGTAAATCAAAAGATGAAACTGTTAAATATATTACTGAAAAAGATGGATTTGTTGCTTGTATTAGAATGGCATTACAATATTATGGCGGAATTGTATAAATTTTAACTCTTCCTCAAAAAAATTTTTAGTTGATTGAAAAAAAACTATTTACATTTTAATTAAAATAGTATATAATGATAATATAGATAGCTGATAGCTATCAACTAAAAATTTAATAGGAGAAAGAGAAAATGAGATTTATTTACAACGACGGTGGAAGGAGTAAATACTTCAAAGCTACTAATGTAGGAGATTGTGTTACTAGAGCTATATGCAATGCTACTGGTAAAGATTATCTTGAGGTTTACAAAAGACTTAAAGAAATGAGTAAATCAGAGTCAGTTAAACATCATAGAGGTCATAAACAATCTTCAGTAAGAGATGGAGTATTTAGAGAAACCTGGAAAAAGTATCTTGATGAAATTGGTTGGAAGCATGTTATTACAGCTAACATAGGTCAATCAAAGAAAATTCATCTAACTGATGATGAACTACCAAATGATAAAATTATGATAGTTCAAGTATCAAAACATCTTACATGTATCAAAAATGGAGTAATATATGATACATATGATTGTTCAAGAGATGGTGGTAGGATGGTATATGGCTATTGGATAGCACCTACTGAAGAAGAAGTTAATGCTAAACTTGAAAATGAAAGAATAGCTAAAGAACTTAAAGAAAAACAAGAAAAAGCATTAAATGAAACTAAAGCAAAGATTGAAGTAGTTAAGAAAAAATATCAACCTAAACTAACTAAACTAGAGAAGAAGATTAAAGAACTACAACATGAGCTTAAAATTGAAACAAACAGAATGAATAAAGAAATCAATAAAATTAAGAAGGAAGACGCAGATAACTTCTGCTCTTCCGTCTTAGAGGATTAATTATGAACGAATATGAAATGAATATGAAAGAGTATGGAACAGATACTCCTCTACTAATTAAGATTATTAAAGCTATTAGACAAAAAGGATTAAAAGCATATTGTATTAAAGAAAGAATGACTACAGCAAATATCCAATATGGCAATGATAAATATACTTATAAATTAGAAATGCATAAAGAAGATTACCTTAAATCTAGTCCAACTAAAGTTGCTGAAAGAGCAATAAAAGATTTTGAAACATATGTTAAATTTCAAAAGATGTTAACTGAGAGATAATGAAAACAATAAAGTGTTATGCTATAGTATCTGGATTTGATAAAGGTAAAGAGATATATAGACAATTTAAAGAAAAGATATACTCTCAAGAAAAAATTGATTCGTATCACTTATTAGTAAAATGGGAAGTAAGTGAAGAAGAATATGATATTTTATATAAAGCGTTTCATTCTGATATTTCTAAAAAAATTAAATTAGTAGAATAAATATAAATAAATTTATATTTAGAGTATTAAAATTTGACTTCTAGTGAATTTTTATAATAAAGATTAATAAATATTAATCTAAAATTGGAAAATTCATCAGAGGTCATTTTTTAAATTCAAAAATTAATTGAAAAAAAAATATTTACATTTCAATTAAAATAGTATATAATGATAATAGATAATAGTTAACAACTTAAGGAGACAAAATAATGAAATACTATATCCCAACTTATAACTTAAACAAATTAAATAAATTAGTTGAAAAACTATCAAAGAAAACTGAAGTTAAATACTCAGTTGATAAGAATGATATTCAATATGATTATATTTGGATATCTGAACGTAATAAACTTGTATATGAAACTATAGCAGTTGAATTAGAAGTTGATTACAAACTTGGAGATTATGAAGTAGTAGCTGAAATTGAACATACTGATAATGGAAATATTATTAGACATATTAACTTACAATATGAAGTTCCTGAAAAATTTAGAATATCTGAACCTTACTGTGAGCATTGTCATACTAATAGAATGAGAAAAAATACATTCTTATTAGTTAATAAAGAAGGTAACTATAAACAAGTTGGTAGAAGTTGTTTAAATGAATATACAGGAACTGACTCATTAAAAGTTATTGAATTAGTATCTAGTTTATCATTCTTATTTGATAAAAGTTATTATGAATTAGATGAAGATTTCTTAGCAGCTCTTAGAAGTTATAAATATGAAAATCTAAAAGAAATAGCAAATAGAATGTATCAAGTATTACTTAACTATGGTTATGATAAAGAAAAATTAAACAAACATTTAGATGATTATGGCTATGATAAATCTTTTGATGAAGAGCTTAATAAACTATTAAATGTAGTTAATACTGATTGGTATAATCCTAATAGTGAATATTGTCATAATATCAAAGTTATTCTTCAATTAGAATGTATAGAATATAAACATTGGAATTTTCTATTTAGTTATTTGAATAGTGCTATGAAATATCTTCAAAATAAAAATGTTTCTAATAATTATTTAGGACAAGTAAATGATAGAATTACATTTACAATTAAAACTTTTAAAGTTTTATGGACTAGAGGTAATACATATTATTATGCTGGTGACCCTATATTTACTTATAGGATACTAGATACAAATAATAATATAATTATATGGAAAACTGAAAAAAAGTTACTAGAAGGAATGATTATTAAAGCAACAATTAAAGAATTAGGAGAATATAAAGAAGAAAAACAAACAGTTGTTACAAGAGGAACAATAATAGAATAAAAAAAAAAAGAGAGACAATTAAGTCTCTCTTTAAAATTCTAATTTGGAAGGAAAATTAATTTAGAATTTTAAACAATTTTATAAATCAATAATTCCTACTACGAATTCCCAAGTTTGAGTTTGAGCTTCATTTTGGAATTGTTGGTCAGGTATTTTAGTGATAAAACAATCAGTGCAAGTAACAATTACTTCATTATCATTATCAAATTTAGTGAGTGTTAATGTTAAACCTTCTTCTAAATTATTTGTATAATAATATTTAGCTAAATTTTTAAACATTATTACTTGATTTGACATTTGATTTAATGTTAATTGAGCTGTTCCAGTTCTATCTAAATTTTTATTAAATACATATGAACCAGTATTATCACCATCTACTGACCATGTATTATTAGTTTGTGAGAATGAGAAACTTTCTAAATAGCTTCCTTCTCCACCAATTGTAATAGAACCATTTGCACCAAAGTTTTGGCTTAACTCTGCAGCTAAACTATCAGGATATGTAATAGATAATTTATATCTAGATAATGAATATGTAGCCATATTATTTACCTCCTATATAACTTCGCCTTCAATTTCTATAAGTCTAATACCATAAGAAGTAGATAGAATTATATAAATATAAGGAGCTTTATGTGCTGCTTTATCTTCTGCTGATAATGAAGATAAAGGTAAAATCTTAATATAATAGCCATTAATAATAGGAGTATTTTGTTCAATAATGGTATAAGAAACGCCTTCTTTTTCAACTTTTAAAGTTGGATTAGTCCAAATCTTATCATTTGTTAAATAACCGCTTGTTACATATTTGTTAAGCTCAGAAGTTGCTGTAGAATAAATAGCAGAAATACCACTTGTTCCTTTAATCTTTTGAGATAATAAATCAACTAATCTATCTTGTAGTGTTTGATGTAAGATAATTAATACATAATGGTTTACTAAATCTAAACCATTTTTCATATCTCCGCCAATGTTTCTAACACTATTTGCTAATTGAATATCAACATTATAGTGATTTGCTATAGCATTTTGAACATCTGTATTTGTAGCTGTTGTATTTTCTAATGCTTCAAACTCTTTAGTGTATGCATAATCATTAATGCTATCAACTTTATATACATTAATTTTAGATAGATATGCTGCAATTGACATTTCAGCACCAGTTATACTAGATAATTTTGTAGCTAAATTATCAACACTTGATGTATCATTAGAAGAGATTCTATTAAGTAAGATTTTTTGATAGCCACCTTCATAAGTTAATGTGCTTGCAATAACTGCTAAATCATTTTCTACTGAAGCTACAACAATTTCATCTCTATCTAATGCATCAATATCTGCTTTTTGAACTGCATTACTTGTTCCAGTTCCTTGTTTTACTTTTAATTTAGCTCCACCATTTCTAAAATACATATATGCATATTTATATAATGATGATTTTGTAGAATATCCAGTTTCATTATATTCTACTATACTATTAGGATACATCTCTTCTAAAGAAGAATATGTTTCATTAGCAGTTATACCACTATCTAGTGTTTGACTAAATAAAATAGTTACATCTCTGGTTGAGTCTACAGAAGTAAGCTTTTTCTCAACAATGTTAATGTTAACAAAGTTGTTTAAATTTATTGAGCTCATTTTGTTTGTCCTCCAATATATTATATATTAATTATATAATATGATTTTTTAATTATTTATAATATTTCTTAACTAAATTTTAATAACTGTTAAGTCATCAGCACTTTCAAACTTTCCATTTACTAAAATTTTAGTTGTATCAATTCTAACTGATAAATAAATAGACATATCTTTTCTTTCCCAAATTACATCATTTATGAATTCTGTTCCAGAACTAGGATAGTCAATAGCATATAATCGAATTCCTTTTTGTTCAAGTTCTTCTAATACTTCATCTGTTAAGAATCTAGCTCTTAATTTTTTACTATATATACCTGAGTCCTTCCCATATATAGTTAAATCAAATTTATATGAAGCATATAATATTATATTATTTTCATTATCAGTATATGTAATATTATTTGTAGAGTCATTTTCAAGTAATTCAAATATAATTATTAAGTTATTTTGAGAAAATGTCTTGTAAGTAAAATTTTCAACTTCTTTATGAAGGTCAGCACCTCTAAAAGATAATGAATTTAAAACTTGATTAGGTTTTAGTTCTAATTGACTTATTATTAATTCTCTTAAAGTTTTAACAATATAATCTTCGCTATCAATAGGTTTTATCATATTATTTTTTCTCCTTTAAGATAGTCTATATAATTTGCTAAATCTCTATAAGCAGCAAGTTGTATCATACTTAAAGAGCACTCTCTAACTCCCCATTCATCATATTCATGAACTGAATTTACTTGAAGATAATTATCTTTATATTTAATAATATCACCAATATTAATTCTATAAAGACTTTTACAATAAAAATTATATGAATTTGCAGCAATATTTCCTTTTTTACTTTGATTTACTCTTAAACCATCTGTTTGTAATGAACCTCTAATTGTTTGTAATTGATATTGATTAACTTGTTTACCATAGTCATCGATGTTTTGTTCAACTACAACAAACAAATCATAATCAAATGCAAACTCTTCAATGCAATCAAAGAAATATGTAGGATCGACTAAATGATTTTGATAATTAGCCATTAACAATCTCTCCCTAAAGGTCCTGAGGTAACAACTAAAATAGATGGAACAGCTTTAGTTTTAAGTAAAGCCATTAATGCAGCTCCATAAGAAGTTTGGTTCCAGAAAAGAGCTTCATTTTCACTCAACATAGTTTTATCTATATCATATGATTTACTAAAACCACCAACTGATGCACTAGATAATACTCCTTTGAAGTTACCTCCTCCAGCAATAGTTTCTAATGTAGAACCAGATGGAGCTCCAAGTTGATTAGATATTAATGTTAAATAATGTGCTATTGCATAGCTCATAGCTAATTTCCAATCTGAGCCAAATATTGAGTAAAAAATTTTATTGTTTACAATTTCATATATATTATTAAAGTAGGTTTGTCCATCGTCTGTAGCTATAAATCTTTTATATTGAGGCATCCAAAATGTAAAATCACTAGCTGTAAAGACTGGATTAGTTTTATCAATATTAATTCCAATTATAGCCATTGTTATATCTCCTTTAATAAAAATTAGACTGATATAGACTAATTTAATTAATAATCTATATCAGCCTATGCGGTAAAAATATTAATCTAAGTAGCAATTAATATAGAGAAGTTTTTACTTTGTGAAATCCCAATATGTTACAACACCTAATTCTGAAGAAGATGTGTTATAAGGCATTTGAACATCTGATACTTGTCCAACGAATGCTGAAGTGTAAGACATCTTATCAATATTTGGTAATGTAATATAGTGTTGCATTGGATATGGCATATCAATTCTTACGAATGTTTGGTCTTTTCTATAAGCTACAATTCTACCATGAGAACCAGTACCAGCTGTATCTAGGTCAGGTCTCATTTTAATTGTAATAGATTGACCACTTTCTTCAGTTCCTAAGTTATGGTCAATAATGAACTTTCTTAATGTATTAGTATAAAGAGTGTTCATTCTTGAAGTTAAATCTGATGAAACAAATGTTGGAACTAAGAATGTATCTGGTAAAATTGAAATGTTCATATTTGAATTAGCTAAATAGTATTCAAATACACCATTGAAGAATGCTACTACTGCATCATCAGTCATTCCTCTGAAACCTACATTAGCTGCAGAAGCTGTAGAGTTATCAATTGTAGTAGTTTTAACATTTGTTGAATTGAATAAACCTGTAGCACCATTGATACCAGTGTAAGCTACTTTTTGAACGAATAAATCCCAACCAGCAATGATTGCATTTTGGTAAATATCTTGAATAGATTTTTGAAGAGTAAGTTTCTTCATCTTTTCTAATTCAATGAAACGTAAGTCATAAGCAACTTCCCAAGTATAAACATTAACCTTGTTTTGAGTTAATGATGCATTTACTCTTGGAATATAGTTAGCATTATTACCAACTACGTTTCTGAATTCATTCATGATACCTGCCCAATCAACTGTATAGTAAGATACGTAATCTACGAAACCTCCACCTACATTTACTGGAATATCATCAGCATATGTAACGAAATATTTTGGTTCATATAATTGAGTGTGTAATTTAGCAAGAGTAGTAGTTAAGAATGCGAAGTTAGCATCATGCATCTTTGCATCTGATACAAATGTTTTATATACTCCTCTTCCATAAGTGTCTGATAATGAGAAAGTCTTTTCTCTCTTTTCAGGACTAATTGAGTCTACATAGAAATTTCTTTCAATGTTTGTTGGTGTGAATGACATATTATTCTACCTCCAATTATTTAATGTAAATTTCAGCAACTAAAGCTGAACCATGAGTTTCATAAGTTCCAGTAAATACTACATTTGGTAATGCTACAACTGAACTTGAAGATGCTTGGTCTGAAGTTGTAAGTTTACCTGTTGCAAGAATTACATAAACTTGACTATTTGGTGTAATATAAGATGCTGTTGCACTTGAGTCAAGTTGAATAGCCATAAATCCATTTACGACTAAGTTAAATGCTTCACCTGGGTTTACTGCCCAAGTAGTAGCTGGCCAGTCATTTGCTAATTTAACGTTTGTAGCTAATACAAAACCAGCGATATCAGCTAAAGTAACAGTTGATGTGATTGCTTCATAGTAACCTTTTGTGCTAGAGAATTTTACTAATGAACCAAATGAAACAGATGTTGAACCAGCAAGAGTTCCACCAGCTACATTATATTTATCACTAACTGTTGGATAGCCAACCATTAACATAGGGATATGTTTATTAATAATTAATCCCATTATTGATTTCCTCCTTTATATCTTTTAGCCCATGCTTGAGCAATTTCTTCTTGATTTTCAAGTTGTGTAGAATCGTTTTTTCTACTTTTTTCTAAAGAACCAAAAGCAGTTTTAGAGTCTTTTTTCATTTTCTTTTCATCTTCATCACAAGTATCAACTACTTCTTCTTTTTCCTCTTCTTCTTTTTCTTCTTCAGAGTCTACGAATTCTTCTTCTTTTTCTTCTTCAAACTCTTCATCTTCTAAACCTTCTTCAGCTGGTTTTTCAGGAGAGAGTTCAGCTAATTTTGCTTCCATTTCAGCTAATTTAGCTTCTAATGCAGCAAGTCTTTCTTCAAATGGAGATGGTTCTTCATCATGGAAGTCTTCATCAACTTTAACTTCTTCAGCGACTTCAACTGGTTCTACCATGTATTCCTCACCATCTTCGTCTTTTACACGAAATTTTAACATAGTTTTCTCCTTATAAATTTTTATTATAATTTATTATAATATTACAAGTATGTAAAATTATAAACAATTCTTTAAAAAATTTTAATTTTAATGCACTTTTTACTTAAAGATGTATATTTATTAATATTTTAATAAAAAGTTCATTAGAAATTAAATTTTAACTACCTGACATCTAATGCTTTTTACTAGTTGTCCAGTATCATATAAAGGAACATCTGAATGCTTTATTCTTCCTTTAATAGTGGAAGGTTTTAATGGAGTTAAATCAAATTCGTTCTTTTGAGTTTTCTCTTTACAATATGCTTCCATTTCAGCAGCTAATTGTTTTAAACAATTGGTGATTTCATACTCAGTCCAACCTTCATTAATTATTCCTTCAACTAATCTATTAAAATAATACTCATCAAGTCGTTTATATCCCCACTCAATAGTTTTTTCTAATATAGGTCTTTTAGGAATATTTCTTGCTTTAGAACCAAATTCATGAATATACATAAGTTGTGCATTTGAGACACCAACTTGTTTTTTATCTAAATCTTTTCGATCAAAGTTAGTGTCCCAAACACCAATTTCTATTCTAAAATTATTTAATATATTTAATGGATTTAATTCTTCTGATAAGATTTTAGTTAAATCATTACTAATTTTTGCTTTCATTATTTTTTTGAACCATTTACTTCTTCTAAAGTTACAAATTCTTTGTCATTTGAAATAACACCAGATTTAACTGCAACTTCTTTAGAAATAGCTGCTTCAATAACCTTCTTAATAACTTCATAGAAACCTACAGAAGCTGAAGATAATACAACTGTTTGTTTAATAATATTAACCCAAGACATTGTATCAGTATCCCAACCTGCTTGAATTCCACAAGCTACTAAAGAATAACAGAAACACATAATTAAAGGTAAGAATGAAATTACCCAAGTAATTCTAGATTTAGAAATACCTGTTTTTTGTTCATATCTTACTGCAGCAACCTTAATAGGCCATTTTAGTAATTGTGTTAATAAGATTACTGCTGCTATAACAGCTACTTCGATGAAACTATGTTCACCTAACCATTCCATAAATTCACTCATTTTATTTTATCTCCTTATTTAATTTTTTTTATTCTTTTGATGTAATTATTTTAAAATAAATCATTCAAGTATTTCTTGCCCTTAATGTTTCTAGCCATCTCCACCTTCTGCTTGGACTTGTAGACTTGCATTTCCTGTAATTACTGATGGATTTGTTGCGGTTGCATTTCCGCTTTGAACATACACACCTATAATTGTTCCAATTCTTGCTTCAAAGTATAAATATCCTGTGGTACATACTACATCGGTTTCGTATCCAGCACCTTCACCTTCTACCAATAATGTTCCTGTGTCATCTTGTCCATCATATACATTTATTCCGTATGGTGATGCATCGCGAAAATGAACAGTATAACTTGCTGGAGTAGGGCTTCCTTTTTCATAAATGGTTATTCCATTTAATACTTCTTTAATAACTTCTAAATTTCCAAAATGTTTTTTAACGATTTCTAAACTTCCTAAATGAGTGTGATTTGTTCCTGATGGAGTTGGCTCTTCTTGTTGTGTTGCATTTGATTGTAACCACAATATCAAGTTAGTATTTGTAGCATCAGTACCACTTATAATCTCTATTGTTTTATATGTGTCGCTATACCAATCACTTCTATATACTTGTGTGTTATCATAAAATAATCTATAATTACCGATTTCGCCATATCTAATAACGGTATAGTTAGTATTATTTGATATAAAGTTAATGCTATATTCACCGCCCTCTACAGTTACATCGATATCGTTCTTAAATACCCAAATTGTATTACTTAAGTCTGTTACAGATAATTGTGTAGCATTTGTCTGTAACCAAGTTATTAATGTTGTATTTGTTACATCTGTTCCACCAGTAATCTGTATTGTTTTAAAAGCATCAAGAGTCCAGCCACGAGAATATACATTTATCTCGTTGTAATATAACTCACCATCATCAAATAATAAAACTGCATCAAACTTAGTCCAATTTGTATTATTTGATTTAAAATTAATGTAAAAATCGCCGATTGGGTCTCTTTGTAGTGTATCATTTAATAACCAAGTAGTATTTGTTAAATCACTAACAGTAATTTGAGTAGCATTATTTTGTAACCAAGAGATTAGTGTCGAGTTTGTTGCATCTGCTCCGCCCGTAAAAGTTAGCGTAAATCCATTTATACTTCCTGTTTCAAATTGAGGAAATATAAAAGCACTTGAGCCATTTACCCAATCTCCGCCACCTCCATAACGTCCAAAATTATAACCAATTGCTAAACCATTATATGTTCCGCCTGTTGAAATATCGTCACAAGATATATTGATAATAAACTTGCCATAACCACTTGTTATAGATGGATTATTATTTATTAACCAAGTTGTATTTGTTAAATCACTTATAGGCATAAATAATACCTCCTATGTAGCACTTTCAGTAATAATATAGTAATATCCATCATAATATGTACTAGGCTCACTCGATAAAACAACAAATTTTAAAATTCCACTTGTATTTGCTGAACTTGGAGCAGTTGTTAAATAATTTAGTCCATTAACTCCATAGATTGTTCCAGCAACATCTAATGATTTTAAATCATCGGTAATTTCACCATCTGGATTAATCTCTATACTTGAACCACCACCCGATAATTCAGTAACATCTGTTGAATTATATACCCAATGTCCATTTGTATAATCATAAGATACTGTTTCAGATACACTAGCATCTGTATAAGTCATACATAAACCAACATTGTTTTCTTTATATGTAACTATATAAGCATGCTTTTGGTCACCAGTTCTTTTTACTACTTGGTCAGCACATTTTAATTCATCACATTGAGCATCATTTAATGCTGTAATATTATCTACTTCTAATACAACTTTACCAGCTTGTCCAATTAATGAATCTAAAGTATCAGCAATACTTCTACCTTTAATATCTCTTTCAGCTATTAAAACTTTTTCATTTTTGGCTACAGCATTTCTAGAAAATATACCATGTAATTCCATTTCTGAACTCATTTTAGTTCCTCCTTATATTATATTTCTATTCCAAACTTTCTTAAGAAATAGAAAGTTAAAAATACTACTAATGCTACAACTCCTAAAATAATTAAGAAGAATAATACTTTTCTTGCAGGTTTAGCTAATTCAGCAAATCTTACCATAATACTATTAACACAATCCATAATAATATTAATAATACCTGTAATGCCTCCAAATATTACCCAGAAAACAATTAATAAAGGTTGTAATAGGAACATTAATACTTTTAAAGTTTTAGATGGTAATTCTTTCTTTAAACCAATTAAATTAGCAATACCATCATATGTTCCAAAATCAGCAATTTGTAGTTTTTTCTCAACTTCTTTGCCTTTGACTTGTTCTTCTTTTAAAGAACTTTCAGCAGAAGTAGTTAATTCTTCTTTCTTTAAATTTGCTAAATTATCAACAAATTTACCATCTTTAACAGCTTCATTTGCAGCTGCATAGTCAACTACTTCTTTTACTTGTTCTTTTAAAGATTTAGTTTCATCAATTTTAGGAGTAAAAAGTTGTTGTTTAGTTGAAATTAATTCTGACATCTCAGTATTAGTTTTTTCAACTACAGTTTGTTGTGCTTGTTCTTGAGTCTCTTGCTCAACTTTTACTTCTTCATCCATTTATACTACCTCTTAAATTACTTTTTTATTTTTAGTATCATATATTATATAATTTATTTTATCTTGCTCTTGAAGTGATTGTTTTGTTCTTAAAGCATCATTTAAATCATTTCTTTCAGAAGAAACCATACTATTAATTCCATATTTATTCCATAACTTTTGTTCAACTAAAACATATTTAGCTTTACTTTCTTTAACTAAAGGTCTTCCATTATAAGGCATATCTCCTAATTGCCTGGGAGATTTTTTAGAGTCCTTTATATCATCTACAGAGTCAACATCATTTCTTAATAATATTTTTTTTAATGCTTCATGATAACTCTTACCTTCAGCTTTTTCTTTCATAACTTTTCCATTTTTATAATGAACTGTAAATTCAAATGTTTCATCTTTTACTTTAGCAGCGTTATAGAATTTAGTAATAGCATCTTGGGTATTCTTAGCTTTAACAACAAATCTTCTGCCGCTATCTTTAGAAGTAAACATATATGATTTTAAAGAGTCATTTTTACTTAGTCTTTTAACTCTTGCAGCATAAGGATTTTCTCCTTTACTCATTTCTAAGCCTTTAATTCTTTCTTCAACTTCTCTATACTCACCCATAGTTGGAAGAATTGCATCAAATCCATCTCCTCTTGCAAGTTTATCAAAATTAGCTCTCCAAGAAGTCTGGCCTCTATTCATTTCTTCAATAATTCTATCCCATTTTTGAGCTAATGCTAGAGTTTTCTTTTCAGCTAATTCTTTACCTTTACTAATCATCTCAGCTTTTCTAGGATTTTCTTCTTTTAATTTTTGCCAAGAGTAATAATTTCCTACTTCATAATAAAGTTTAAGAGCAGTTTTAATTTGAGGTTTTATTTTTTCACCTTCCATAGCAATCTTTTTAAGTTCTGCTAATAATTCAGGTTTATAATCTTTAATTTCACTATCACTAATTTTCTTTAAAGCACTCATAGGCCTTTTAGCAGCATTAATTAATTCTTCTTCTGGTATATCAAATAATCTAGAAAAAGTTTTAGAATCAGAAGTGATTGCAATTAATCCTCCAATTTTTTCAAGTTTACATCTTGCTTTTTTAGCATTTTCAATAAGTTCTTTTTCAGTATCAGGATCAGCTAAATATTTATATAAACTATCTTTAATTTTATTGTCTTTAGCTTTTACTGAGTCACCATAAAAATCATAAAAATCTTTTGGTTTTGGTTCTTTAAAGATATCACTCCATTTATATCCTGAACCTTCATCTAAGAATAAATCAACTAAAGCTTCTACAGTTCCTTTTAAAATAACCATTGCATTATGACCAGATTGTCTTTCTTTTAAGAGTTTTATACCATATTCTTCTTCATAAAATTTATCATCATATCCACCTGCGCATGGTATTTCTTTAGTTACTACAACTTTATTTTTAATTTTATTATAACTTTCATCTTTCATCTTACTATCCATAACTTTTCCTTCTGGATAAACATCTATCCAACAAGCTATATCATTTAGTCCATTATAATCAATTCTTATTTTTTTAACTTGTGAGTCTAAAGAAGAATTAATATCATTTGCTATTTGTTTAGCATATTTCATTCCTTCTTTTCCTAATTTGATTTCATAATAATTCAAATCTTTTCTAACATCTATACCAACATTATTAGTATATTTTTTACAAATCTTCCATAATTCATTTTTCATAAATTACATTCTCCTTTGGCTATATATTAATTTTTGTCTGCCATATTCAGGAACTAATAAAATCATTTTAGGATAGCATTTAGATTGTAATTCAAATCCAGTAAATACTATACCTCTATACATAATTCCATTTAGCTTATAATGAGTTATAAAAGATTTAACTAAAAAGATTGAACTTTCACTCTTTTCTGAATATAACTCAATTTTATCTAAACTATTAACATCTACATTATGTGTTAATACTTCAGACAAATCTAAATTGTTGAATTCAACATATAAGTTGAAATCATAACCTAATGTTAGACAATTCCTTTCAACCTTACATAGAGAAGTAGGAGCTTTTTGAGCTACTACTGCCTCTACTTTTTTCTCTACAGGTTTTTCAACTTTTTGTTCAGGTTGTTTAGGAGTTTCTGTAACTTTAGGTTGTTCATCAAATTTAATAACTTGTGAAGAAGATACTTGTCTTCCTCTTTCATTTCTACTTGCACTTAAATGAGCAGCCATATTTGTTTCTCCTTATATACTTATATATTATTTATTTAATATTGTAACAATTTTTTCAATTTTAGATTTTCTACTATCTTTTACTGAGTCGCCATACCACTCATTTCTATCTTCACTTGAAATATTCTTTTTAACAGATTGTTCTATTTCTTTCCATAATTTATTTGAACTAATTCCAACTTGATTATAGAAATATGCTTGTGCTGCTAATTCTATTTCAAAAGGAGAAAGATTTGGATAATAACTTAATAAAGATTTAACTACTTTTTCAGGTTCTCTTGTTAAGCCAATTCTTTCAGCTAATTTTTTACCAGCTGCTTCATATCCATTAGAGCTAGCAAAACGAGTATTTCTTGTATCTTTTATTGAGTCTTCTACTTGTTTAATATTCTTGAATACTCTTTCATTTTTCATACCTGGATACATTCTTTTAAATTTTTCTTTAGCTTCTTCTTCACTATTAGCAGGAACAACTGTTATTTGGTCTCCTCTTAATTCTTCAGCTGTCCAAGTTATTTCATAGGTATATTTTCCATAATCTTTATCTTTTACTGAGTCATATTGTTTTGTTTTAGATGCTTCAACAATATATTGAGTTTCATGTCTATAATCATCAGTATGATAATCTACATTATATCCTTTTCCTTTTAAAATTTTTATAGCATTCATTGCTTCTTCCTCATATCCATATCTACCTTCAAATTCTTCAGTAAAATTGTTGGTATCTATTTTAATTTCTTGTAATACTTGAGAATAACTAAACGGTTTTTCATCTTTTATTGAGTCATATGTTCCAGATTCGATTTCATCTTCAAAATATTCTAATACTTCATTTGATTTACGTCTTGCAAGATTAGCATATTCACTATAATATACTTTCATCTTTCTTAATAAATCTTCAGCTGTCATTCCTCTATCATAGCAATTATCTAATATATAGTCACATAATTCACGTTCTTGTCTTGTTAGACTATCTTTAATAGAATCTTTAACTTCTATAGCAACGCCTTTTTTAACATCACTAAGTAAATCGCTATACACTCCACCCTGACCATCAGATTTTTCTGTTTGTTTATACCAATTAATGTTTGAATTTACTTCATATATTTTTCCACCACTAAACATAGAAGATGATGAATTTTTTAATTTTTCAGCTTTATCTAATGATTCGCATATTTCAGCTTGTCCTCTATATTTAGTAATAATGTAGAATTTACTAGCATCTTCAACTTTACTATCAACTATTCTTGCGCCTATAAATTTCATTTTATCTAAAAATCTATCCATATAAAATGAGTTACTAAAAATAAGTTTACCTTCTTTTGTTCTATATTCAAAACTTATACGGTCATCATAACTAATATTTTTAATAATATAAATATTTCCTGCTTTATCTTCAAATTTATTACCGACTTTAATATCTCTTTCTTTAATCTCATCTTCAACTTTACTATCTACAATTCTTGCAATTCCAGCTCTACCTTGTGCACATAAAGCAACATGATTTCCTCTAATATTTCTTTGTTGTGGATTATCTTCATCAGCTATATCACAATCATATCCGCAAGATAAATCAGTATGCTCGCCATTTTCAATTTCTTCAATAGTTTGTCTATCAGTAATAACTAATGTTCCAAGTATTACATCTTGACCTTCGGCTACTCCTCTTTTTACATCTCTAACAAAGCCTACTGCATAATCTTTGTAATTATCACTATTAACATCTACATCTGGATGCTCTACAGTAATAGGTTTATTTTCAAATGATGCTAATGTAGCTGGACTAAATACTTCTTCTTCTTTTCTATCAATTTCAATTACATCATCAGCATCTTCACAAGAGTCTCCAAACACTTCTTTTCTTCTATATTCTTGCTTACCGGTTCTTGCAAGAATAGCATCTGTACAAATTAAATATCCTTCTGGAGTTTTATATTTGTGTTCGGAAAGTCTTTCATTAATTAAAATTTTCATTCTAAGGCCTCCATTTTTCATTCTAATGAACTTTTTTTCATTCTATATATTTTATTATATAATAAAAGTTTCTATTATTTAAAATAATTCTTTTTAAATTGTCATTTCAATATCACCATATACAGTTTCAACAACAATGTCACATGTATATGTATGATTTTCTACCATTGATACAAACTTTTTAATAGATAAAACCATTGGATGCTTCATAATTGTTGATGAAATATAAGAGTCATAAACAACATCACTAGAATTCTTATCTAATAAAGGTATTCCAGCATTTAGATTATACCATAACTCACCTTTTATTACTGACAAACGTTGAGTCAAAGAGTCTTTGACACCTTCTTGTTCAGTTGAATAATTCTCATAAGGTATCTTTTTATCATTTTCATCTTTACCAGCGCTTCCAAACCATATAATTTTTTTATCATTAGTCATTTTTCTACATTTCATTATGCCCAAGCTCCTGTATCCCATTTAAAATTATCTTTAAATTCATTACCAGTTCCCCAATACATATAGTTTGCTGTATTTCCTACTCTATATTCATAAGAAATTCCTAAAGATTTAATAGTTAATAATCCAGCGTATAATAAATAATAAATATCTAATTCACTTTCATCAGGGTCTACATTTATATATAATATTGCATCTCCTGCATTAGCACCATTAATCATATGTAAAGGAGCAAAATTTCTAATTATAATAGACTCATAAAAATTATTCATATCTTCATAAGTTCCATTATAATTATTGTTGAATATTTGAGCTTTAACTAAAATTAAAAATGCTTCAGGACTTAAATGAATATTTGCTTGTTGAGTATCGTCATAGACAACTTGTCCATTTTCTATTGTTAATGTAAAATCAAATAATATATCATCTGATACTCCATATATTGCTCCAAGCATTCTTAATACGTCTAATGCTCCACTATCTTCATTATATAATGAACTATCAGCATTAAATATATCTAAATATTCAAACACTTTTTCATATAAACTATCATTTGTTACTAATAAATCATATAAAGGTTTAAAATGTTCTATTATGTTTTCATCATTTTTGAAATAAAGTGGAAATTTATCATAATAATATTTCCACTCTTTTAATTCTTTACTAATCATAATTAACTCCTTGTAGAAATTAATGTTATAGTTGTTCCAGTTTCACCATCTTCTCTATCAAATTCATAATAAGAGTTATAATTTTCAGGAATTGTAGTTCCATAATTACTTGCACTTGCTTCAACATCTTTATAAGTTATATTTCCTAATGTAAAAGTTCTTCTTCCTAAAAAGTATGGATCGCTATAAATAATTGCATCTCTTAAATCATCTTCATTAATTTTTTGTCCAATTTTTAAATTATTCAAATATTCTTTACAAGAATTTACTATTTCAGTATAAGTGTTATTATTAAAATTAGTAGTAGGAGTAATTGTAAATTGAATATTACATTTAATAGGCAATGCTTCTTTCCAATAAACATCAACTTCAGTTCCACTTACTTCTGCTCCATCAATAACTTGTTTGATTTCAATATTTTTACTTGTTCCTGCTTTTACATTTTGAGCTGGAGCTTGTGTAGGAATTCCTGGAGTAGATGAATTATATATAATTCTACCAATGTTTTCATCACTTAACTCTAAATTTTGTAATTTTCTTATTACAACATATGTTGTATGAGCTAAACATGATGTTCCATCTTGTAATGTTTGAGCTACTGGATTATTATATACTTTAGCATCTTGTATACCTAATATATTTACTAAATTTGCTTCCATATTAGATAAAACTGTCATTGATTTTAAACCAACTGAATTTCCACATCTTGCTCTTAAATCACTATCACTTTCTTCAAATGAACCAATTTCTCCATCACTATCTTGAACAACATCTATATCTGAATTAACTTCTAATAATGAATCGATTGTTCCAGCATAACAAGAAACAGGACCATATACATCAGCAAATACTAATATACCTTTTTCTTCATTTTGTGCAATTATTACATCTGGAGCTATTTTAACTATTGACTCATTTTGATATGTCCAGGTTTGTCCATTAATATCTAAAAATTTAGTTCCTTGAGTTATAGTGAAATTACTTTCTCCATTATTAGTAACTTTAATTAATGCCATTGATTTTGTTGCTTGTTTTCTCTTAACATTTTTTAATGCTGCTAATATATCTAAATAATATCCTGTAGCATTTTGAATATTTAAGTTAGAATATAATGTTTGAAATGATTGTAATAAGTTATTAATCATCAAACTATAAAATTCTAAATAAATTCCATCTGCTGTGTTTGTAGATATATCAATATCATCTCCATAAATTGATTTGAACTTATCAATAATTGCTTTTTTAATATCTGGATAAGATGCTATAACTAATCCATTATCTGACCAACTTATTAAACTTGTCCAATCAATATTCGTATTTAAGTAGCTCATTTATTTAGTTCCTCCTCTAATTGATTTATTTCATCTCTGTAACTTTGTCTTAATTGCTTTATTGGTAAATAATCTTCTTCTGAAATTAATCCCTCAGCATATTTTATTGCTTTGTAATCTGTATCAGATAACAATTTTTTTAATTCTTGTATTCTTTTTTGTTTAGTTATATATGTTATTCTTTCTTGCGATAATGGTTTAGGTGTTAATGAAGCGGCATGAATATTCCATTCTTGTTCAGTAATTTCAATTAAATCATTATGTTTTTCTTTGTAAGAATAATAATTGTTATCACTATCTTTATAATAATATCTTTGTTCCATAATTATCTCCTATATTGCAGTTACTGTATCACTCATAGTATCATCAAAATAAAAAGTATAACCACCATCACAAGCATATAGTTCTTGAATTGCCCAATGATTATCGTGTCCTTGATAATCTCTTGGATATGCCCACCAAGATGTACCACTAGTATTATCATAAATCCAACAAGTAATTATTCTTTTAGTTACATACATACCATTATATGCACTATCCCAACTGAATGCAGTCGATTGGTCTGAAATAATATAAGCATAACTGTAATTACTATCCATAAAAAGATGTTGGTATAATTGTGTACCACCACTGGAAATGTCTTCTAATCTTGCAAGTGTTCCACTACTTGAAGGTAAGGTAAATGTACTTCCGCCTTTTTTCAAACTACCACCACACGTAATATCGCCTTTTGCGTTAATTTCTCTAACATGTAAATAATTCCAATAATAAGATGTACTTCCTAAACTATATCCAGTAGAACTACTTGTTGAATTAACAGTAGGTATTATATTATTGTTTGTTTTAGCAACATTAGTAATAGCTCCAGTAGAACCATTTATACTTTTAACATAATTATCACTTCCCTCTATCATCCAGGTGTCGCCATCATAAGTATTTGGCATTAGAGCCTTTCCATTCGTAATAGAATTATCATCAGTATAAACCATTGATATTGAGGATACATCTCTAAGATTTAATGTTACATCTGTAAGTGTTGAATTATTTCTTAAATGAAGTTCACCAGTGCTTTGATTAAATGATAAAACTTCATATTTTGAATCATCTCCCATAAAGGTCCATTCCCCAAGGGATGCTTGTGCACTAGAATAATATATCCCATTATCAAATAGATTTTTGATGACCTTGTTAGTATATACTGTAATATCGCCTATTACAATACACGGCTGAAAATTTGTGGAAATAAAAGGTAAATCACCAGTATATGGGGCACTTTGTCCGTTGAACATTATATTATCATAGTGAAGAATATGATAATAATAAACATCAGATGTGTTTAAATTTTCAATTCTATTTTCGTTATAAGTATCATAAGGAACAAGATTAGTTCCATCAAAATGATACATAGGGTTATTATCAAATAATTGAATATAGTTATTACTTGAGTATGTTCCACCTACTAAAATATAGTCATAACCACTTGTAAAATATGAACTTAGTGTAATATTAGCAGTATTAGTTGGAACTTGAGTATAGTATTGTGTTGAACTTGCTGTTCCGCCGCCTCTTAATGAGAACAAACCAGTTGTTTTATTATAAGTTCCACATAAATAAAGCATTCTATAAGCACTAATAGTAGAATTGAAATTACATACAGCCATACCACCATTTGTTGAGTTATTAGCATTATAACCACTTCTCCATAAAACTTGACCACCAACTACAGCTCCTGCATTAATAGTGCTAGTAGCTGCATAAAACCAAATTTTATCAGGCTTAAATGCAACATTTGTAGGTGTTTGATTTGTAACAGCCGTTCCGTTTGAAACATTTGTAATTGTTAATGGAACTAATCTGTTATCTTTATCTTGCATAACAAGTTTATATCTATATAATGCTTGAGTTCCTACATAAGGTCTAAAATAGTATTCTACAGTTCCATATGTGATGGTTGTATTTGAGTCATAATCTGCATCAAATTTCCATACACCTGTTATCGTAACTGATGTTCCTGTTGTTTTATAACAAGCCATAGTTTGATTTGCATCATAAGTTAGATATTTTATAGTTCCTACGCCATAATGAGTAGTAAACACAGTATTAACATTATATGCTACAGGATGATAATCAGCATCATTATTTCCATTAATACTTAATATAACACCGCCTGTAGATACACCTGCTAATGGTATTTTAACTGCAAGTTTCATACCATTATAAGGTGTTGTAATTCCTTCAACTCCACTCACATACCATCTAACAGATTTCACAGAACCAGATGTCGAAGAACCAGCAACAGTAGATAAACTCATTACACTATATACAGAATCATTTTGCCACTCAGTTGAAGTTAATAATTTATACCCACTTGCAATATTAACAGTTGGAGTTGTAGATGCTGTTCCACTAATTGATAATCCAGTTCCTGCACTTACTGATGTTACTGTTCCTGTATTTTTTGTAAAACCCCATCCACTAACCGTTGATTCTGTAACAGCACTTGGTATGTCGTCAGTTGTTGCAAGAGTTTTAGTTCCCCATTTTGGTTGAACAGTTCCTCTAATTGTTATGTTTCCACTTGCGTCCCAAGAAGTTGCAACAGTTGAAGTTGGACCAAGATATAAACCAGCTGATGTTGCTTGTAGATAATAGTTTGTGCTATTGCATCTAAGTCCAAAGAATGGATTAGAACCTAAAGCTCTCATTGCAGCTGGGTTGGTGTCACTTAATAAATTATCACTTTTTGAAAAACCACAACCAGAAATATAAGTATTTGTTGAGCTGAATGTTTTTTGACCACTAATAGTTTGTTCGGTATTAGTTGTTACATAACTTGATAAATCTGGTTTAGAAGTTTCCATCTTATAAAGCATATAAGAGCCACTATTTATAGCGCCAACCCATCTATCAGGGACGTCTGTATTTGTAACATAAATAACATCTCCAATTTTTAAATTCATTGCTGAAACAAGTTGAGGACCTGTTATTTTACCGCC